ACCGACAGGGCCTACCGGACCGTCAGGCGACCCCTTTCCGGGAGGAACTTTTACAGGCGCGGTTACTTTTAACAGCACCGCAACTTTCAGCGAATATTTGTACCACAGTGGTGATACAAACACCTATATTCGTATGCTGGGCGACCGCATACAATTCGTGGCGGGTGGCATAGAACTTTTAGACTTAACAGAGGCGGGATCAGATACAGCAGATATCGCTCAAAACCTTGTTGTTACAAAAGACGGTTCGGCAAGGTTGGTCGACACGCCTTTTTGGGAAAACAGACAAACAGTAACAGCAAACTATACTATTACAAATGCCTATAACGCTATGTCGGCTGGACCGATTACTATCAATAGCGGCGTTACTGTTACTGTTGGAACAGGTGAGACTTGGACGATTGTTTAGATGCGCGATTTATGGCAGTTATGGTCTGGTGGAGCAAGTCAAGCTCAAATAGATTGGATCACCAATATTGCTAATACCAAGCCTGTTCAAGAGGCTGGGATATTTTCCTCTTCTGAGGTAGATGATAAAGTCCGCACAAGTAGCATTCGTTGGCTTACAGATGAGCATAAAATACGCGATTGGCTGTTTGAATATGTCAAAATGGCCAATCGTAATGCTTTTAACCTAGCTGTAGATAATTTTGCAGATATCCAGTACACCGAGTATTTAGCCACCGAAGGTGGCCATTATGATTGGCACCATGATGTTGATTGGAATAATGATATTGGGTATGACAGAAAATTATCTATCACGCTGCAACTAAGCTCTCCTGATGAGTATGAAGGTGGGGACTTTGAATTTAGTGAAGTAGTGTCTCCCGGCGCCGAATCCAAAGAAAAAGGGAGTGTGTTGGTTTTTCCTTCATACTTACAACATCGGGTAAAACCTGTTACAAAAGGAAAAAGAATAAGTCTTGTAGCATGGTTTGAAGGACCAAGGTGGCGATAGATGTTAGGTTTTACCACATTATCTGGTGATACCCTATCGGGTCAGGGAGCAACGGGTGTCAATGTATTTGTCACTGGTGTTTCTGCCACAGGTGGTGTTGGGACAGTTACGGCTACAGGCACTGCTAATATCCCCGTTACTGGTTTAGTTGGTACGACAGGGGTTGGCAGTGTTTCTATTGTTGCGGAAGCAAATGTTTCTGTCACAGGTGAAACTGCTACGGGTAGCGAAGGTTCTGTTACTGTAGTTGCTGAAGCCGTTGTTAGTCCTACAGGGGAAGCTGCTACTGGCGCAGTAGGTACAGTCACCGCGACAGGTACAGCGAATGTTTTCCCAACGGGTGAAGCCGCTACTGGCGAAGTCGGCAGTGTAACTGTAAAAGCAGATGCGGAGGTTGCCGTCACAGGTGAATCTGCTACTGGCGCAGTTGGTAGTGTTGATATAACGGGTGATGCAAATGTTCCTGCTACAGGAATCGCGGCCACCAGTGCAGTAGGCAGTGTAACGGTAGCGGCAGGAGCGAATGTTTTCCCAACGGGTGAAGCCGCTACTGGAGCAACAGGCTCTGTAACGGTTACTGGTGATGCAAATGTTCCAGCCACGGGTATTGCGGCTACTGGAGCAGTAGGTTCTGTAACTGTAAAAGCAAACGCAGATGTAGCCGTTACGGGTAATTCTGCTACGGCTTCCTTGGGTTCAGTGACGGTAACGGCTGATGCAAATGTACATCCTGCGGGGATATCTGCTACCGGACAAGTAGGAAGAGTGTTAGTATGGGGGACAATTGTTCCGGATCAAACACCAAATTGGTCTCAGGTTTCACCAAGCCAAACACCAAGTTGGACAGAAATAGCGGCGTGAGGTTGATATATGCCTAGTGTATATACTAATAATTTGAGGTTAGAACTCATCGCTACTGGTGAAGCTGGTGGTACTTGGGGAACTAAGACTAATACAAATATTGATTTAATTGCAGAAGCCCTTGGTTATGCCGCATCCGACATGGCATCAGATGCTGATGCTACGCTAACAATGTCAGATGGTGCTACGGCAGATGTGCGCTCGTTAATGCTGAAGGTCACTTCTTCTGTTAGTCTTACGACTACTCGTAAACTTACTATTGCGCCTAATACTGTATCTAAAGTTTGGATAATTGATAATGCCACTACAGGTGGCCAGAGTATTACTATTGCACAGGGTTCGGGTGCTGAAATAACTATTGCTAATGGTGATACTCGTGTTGTTTACACAGAAGGTTCGGGTGCAGCGGCGGCAGTTGTAGATGCTTTAGATAACTTAACCATTTCAGGTACACTCACAGCTTCTACCTTTGCAGGAGCCTTTACAGGGAATGTTACGGGTAATGTTACGGGCAACCTTACAGGCGATGTAACAGGCGATGTCACGGGCGACCTTATAGGTAATGTGACTGGTAATGTAACGGGTAATGTCACAGGCGACCTTACTGGAACGGCTACAAATGCCACAAATACGGCGGTTACAGATGATACCTCAACTAACGCAACTTTTTATCCAACCTTTGTTGACGGGACTTCTGGTAACCAAGCTCAAGAGGTTTCAAGTTCTAAATTAACATTCAATCCATCTTCTGGTACATTAACAGCAACAGCGTTTTCTGGGGATGGTTCTGCACTATCGGGTACAGGGGGCGGTCTGTATAAAGGTGAAAACGGTGAGGTTGGTTCATCGGCAGGAGATATTTTTAGGGTGCATCAACAGCAATTAGACACAAATGTGACTATAGATAGTGATGAAAACGGCTTGTGTGCTGGACCATTAACGATTGCTAGTGGGGTTACTTTAACTATTAACGGCAATCTAAGCATCGTGTGAGGTTAGTATGAGTACAATTAAAGCAGATACAGTTCAAAACACCAGCGGCGGTCCTGTTACGCTGACTGATCAAGTTGCCACAAAGTTTTGGGTCAACTTTAACGGCACTGGAACTATTGCGGCTCGCGACAGTTTTAATCTGTCAAGTTTGACTGACCACGGAACTGGGCAGTTCACACTCAACTTCAGCAATGCCTTTGCTAATGCAAACTATGCTGGGGCGGGTATGGCAGGTGCGGATGGGACTACATACACCAATTCACGAAGTGTGTTCGTCAACAGAACATCACCAACGACTACTGCTTTCAGGATAGAGGATGACCAATCAAGCAATGGCGAAAATATGGATGATCCACAAGTTCATGTCCTTGTTATAGGAGACCTAGCATGAGTACCTTAAAAGTAACAAACATCGCTGGTCTGACTGGTTCGTCAACCAATGTCATGGACGGGCTAACGAAGGGGTGGATTAACTTTTTTAGTTCTGGCACACCGTCAATAAATAATTCGTTTAATGTTTCCTCGTTGACAGATAATGGCACAGGTAATTGGCAAAATAATTGGACTAATAGCATGAGTGGTCAGAATGACTACACTATTGACGGGGCTGTCAGGATTGATAATGGCGACACTGCAACGGGTGGTGGTTCTTTGAATATATATAGACTTACTACTGCAATGGGCGCAAGTAATTGTAGATACACGACCACAAACCTTGCGGATGGTGCAGATGACTTTAATGAAGTAGTAAATCATTCTTGTGGAGACCTTGCATAATGGCTGGAACAATCGTAGCAGATGACATCCAACATTCCACAGCGGGAAGCGTGGGTACGGAGTATGTAGTTAGTGGTAGCGTTAAATGCTGGGTAAATTTTGATATGACGCCATCCACTGCTACCCAAGATTCATTTAATATGGCGAGTTTCACTGATGTTTCGGCAGGAAAAGTGAAGCCTAACTACACGTCAAGTATGGCAAATGCGTATTACAACATTCATGTGACCTCACAGGAAAATTATGTGGGTTTTATGACTTCGGGAACAATTCAGACAGGAACTGTAGAAACGAATGTCAGATATGTGAACTGGTCGCCAAGCGATACAGACCACCACCTAGTTTCAATAGTCGGAGACTTAGCCTAATGCAGACACCTGACTTTAAAGGCACACATCTCTTTGACCGCTTGGGTTGGGCGAAGCAAAACCTTGAGCCTGTGCAGTCTGACTATCGTGTTGTCTACGAGGACAGCATTGATGAGTGCGCCAAGATACTTGTGCCTGACCCAAACTGGATGGCGTGTGCGCTACAGGGCGGCATTCTGCCACCTGTGTGGGTATATTGGGAACTAGCCAAAGACGAAGCCCAGCCAGACTTTAAGAAGCACACAAGGGGCTATCTGTTGCACACAACAGAACCTATGCCAGCAATGACTGAAGAAAAAGCCATTGAGTATCTAATCATGAAAGACGTACCACAGGATGTGTGGCGCGAATGGAACACGGGCAACAAGCCTAAGTTGGTAATCTGCAAGAAACAGCAGTTACCACAAACACGCGAATGGCGAAATGCGTGGCGTATTAGCGAAGATGTCGCCGTAGACATGGTAGCATAGGAGATTAAAATGCCTGAAGTCTATATTGTGGATAAGGATGGTAATCAAGCGAATGCCGCAGAAGTTACCATGCCTTCTGACCGTCACTTCCGTGGCGCATGGTCACTGTCTGGTTCTGTAATCAGCGAAGATATGACTAAAGCGAAAGAAATTTTCCGGGATAAAATCCGTGAAGTTCGCGCACCCCTGCTCGATGCAGAAGATATTGCCTACATGAAAGCAATGGAAGCAGATGATGCTACGGCTAAAGCCGCATCAGTTGCAAAGAAAACCAGCCTTCGTGATGCACCCGCCGCATCAGCAATAGACAGTGCTAGTGATATTGCCAGCCTAAAAGCCGCATGGGATGCTGATTTACTCGGTACAAGCCCTTACGCATAAGAGGTAGCGATGCCGCTGAGTAAGCTACAGTTTAAGCCTGGAATCAACCGTGAGGGGACCAACTACTCTAATGAGGGTGGTTGGTTTGACGGTGATAAAATACGCTTCCGTTATGGTTATGTGGAGCGCATTGGCGGTTGGACTAAAGTTAATGACTCAGCGTATATTGGTGACCCCCGCAAAATACATGATTTTGTTACGCTAGATTCTTCTAACCTTTTGTTTATAGGTACTGAGCAAAAGGTATATTTAGAAGAAGATGGCACATTAAATGATATTACACCTATCCGTAGAACAGTAACTCTAGGTACAGACCCTCTGGATTCTACTACGGCAGGAAGTGGTGTAATAACCATCAATGATACAGGTCATGGTGCTTCCCTTGGAGATTTTATAACTATTAGTGGTGCTACTGCATTTGACGGGTTAGGCACGGGCGATCTAAACCAAGAGTTAACTATCACAAATGTGATTTCAGCCAACTCATACCAAGTAGATACGGGCGGTTCTGCTACAGCTGGCTCCGTTTCAGGTGGTGGCGGTTCAGTGCAGGTGGCCTATCAAATATCTGTTGGACTTAATACTACTGTTCTTGGAACAGGCTGGGGTGCGGGTACTTGGGGCAGATTTACTTGGGGTAGTAGTGTAGGATCACTAGCGGGTGAAACATTACGCTTGTGGTTTGCCGATGATTTTGGTGAAGATTTAATCTTTAACGAAGCTGATGGTGGCGTTTACTACTGGGATGCAACAGGTGGTGTTTCCGCGCGAGGGGTAAATATAACTGATCTATCTGGTGCAACAGATGCCCCTACCGTTGCTCGTAAAGTAATGGTGTCTGATGTTGACCGCCATGTGCTTTGTTTTGGTGCAAACGCTATTGGTAGTAGCACACAAGATCCCTTGTTAATCCGTTGGTCTGACCAAGAATCCATTACAGATTGGAATCCTACGGCTACCAATACAGCAGGGGATTTGCGTTTATCACAGGGTTCTGAAATAATCACGGCGGTTCGTACCAGCCGCCAGTTTCTAGTTTGGACAGACCATAGTTTGCATTCCATTCAATATGTAGGTCCGCCGTATACTTTTGGAACAGCTTTGTTGGCGGACAATATTCGTATTGCCAGCCCTAACGCCGCTATTAGTGTTAATGACCTTGTATTTTGGATGGGTCAAGAAAACTTCTATATCTACGATGGTCGTGTAACGCCCATACCGTGCTCGGTAAGGGATTATGTGTTTAGTGATCTAAACCGTAACCAATCATTTAAAATTCATGCAGGTAGCCTAGCCAGCCAGAGTGAAATCTGGTGGTTCTATT